GCGTCTGAAAACGTCGTCCTTCGCCGTCTGGTCAAGCCCGCCCATCGCTTGATTGAGCGTGTCGATGATCTCAACCATCGGCTTCATCTTGCCGTCAGCGCCACGGAACGACTGCGTTGACAGGCCAACTTGAGTCAGTGCAGCAGCGGCATCGTCAGCCGGTGCCATCAACCGCATCAGCATCGTCTTTACGCTGGTGCCTGCGTCGCTTCCCTTCACGCCGTTGTTGGCAAGGATTGCCAGCGTCGCCGACAAATCCTCAATGCTCTGCCCAGCCAGGCCGGCGACGGCAGACGACATCGAAAACGCTTCCGACATCTGAGCGATTGAGGTGCTTGACGCATCCGCCGCAGAGGACAACGCATTTGCAGCGACATCAGACGACACCTTGAACACGTTCATGGCGTCCGACATCACCACAGCCGCCTGGGCAACGTCCATCTCGCCAACCTTGGCAAACTCAAGTGCCGTCTTGCCGGCACCGCCAAGGACGCTATCAAGCGACATGCCTGCCTTCAGCAACTCAAGCATGCCTTGAGCCGCTTCGGTTGGCCCAACTCCGAGTGCCTGGCTCATCTGCATCGCAGACGCCTTGATCTTGTCCATCTCGCCAGAAGTGGCCCCGGTGCTCGCCTTGATGTTGAGCAGCGTGGACTCAAACGCTGCACCCTGCTTCACGGCAGCGGCAATCGGCGCCGCCATGCCAATACCAGCAGCTGCGAGCCGTCCGCCACCTGAGGCGAGCGAGCGGCCCATATTGCCGAGAGACTTATTGACCCGAGTCAGTGCCGAGAAAAACTTCCTCGGATCGGCACCGATTTCGACAAATACGCCACCGGCTCTGACTGCTCCTGCGCTCATACGTGTTTCTGCCAGTCCTTGCCGAACAGCCGCTCAATGTCCTGCGGCGTGGCCTGTCGTGGCTTTTCCTTCTTTGCGTAGGGATTCAGTTTTCTCGGGTCTGACTTCGGCGTTCCCTTGTCTCGGTTGATGTTCGCTTGCTGTGCGAGGATGTTGGCTGTGTGCCACCAGTCGTGCTCTAGGCGGCTATCGCGGGCTGCGAAGAGTTGTCTGACGGTCCACTTGCCTGGATGGACTCCGAGGATTCCTGCGGCTTCCCAGATGGCATCCCAGATGCTCCTGCTAGGCTCTCGATCGTCGCCGTCTCCAGTCCCGCCTCCGCTCTGTCGAGCATCTCGTTTTGAACCTCGTCCATTTTGGACGCGAGAAGCGCAATCATCTTGCGGAGGCGCTGGGGGAAAAAATCGACAAGCTCCTGCTCAAGCGCCTTGGTTGCAGCGTCAAGAGAATCACCACGCAGGCCGTCAAGAAAATCCTCGCGGGTGAGTGACTTGGCCTCCACCTGCTTGGTGAGCAGTGCGTACAGGATCTCGCCGATCTTGGCGTATTGGCTGCGAAGCACTTGGAACGTCTGCGAGATGTTCGCAGCATCCACCAGGTCAAACGGCACAGCCTTCCTGTCGCCAGTCTGCTCGTCCACTACGTCAACCGTGACGTTGTCGCGGACACGCAGCGCAGAGGCGACCGTCAATGCCACCTGCCACGGCCTGCCCTGGTCGTCTCGAAACTCACGCATGCTTCAACCTCTCGTCAGTCTTGGATCTGTCATCTTTGCCTCAAGCGTGCATGTCACCACGCCGTCAATTGGATCTGTCTCACTGATGCCAGTCAGCACAGCAAGAAACGAGAAACCTGCGGCACCGCCGTAGACAGTGAACGGCGTGCCCGTGTGCATGCGAGAGAAAGCGGAGAAAGTCTCTGCCGGATCATTGAGCTCCACCGACACCGTGCACTCGTAACCAGTGCTGTACGTTGCTGAATACCGACTGCCGTAGGCGTTGACGTCAATGGTCCGAGCAGACTCGGTCAACGTCACGTTGCGAGCGCTGGCGATGTAGCCGCCATCCAGCATGATGGAGCAATCCTTCCCCAGCGTGATAGCCATCAGGTAAATTCCTTAGCCGTCACGTTGAAAGTCACAGCACCGTCAACGCCGATGTTTTCCGTGACGCTCATCACAGAGAACCCACTCCCAGCAGTGGTCAGGCTTGTAATAAGCCCGGTCACATCGTGGCACTCAATCTCCCACGTCTTCGTGGTGAATCCAGCCCTTGCTGCCTTGTAGCCAGGGGCACCAGAGCTTCCGCCAATGTTAGAGCGGTTTGAGATGTCAACCGTCTCACACTCCTCCGTGTAGGTCGCGGAGATGATTCCTGTGCCAAACGGTGGCGCGGACGATGCGTCTTTTCCAAGCGTGATTGCCATGTGTTTTTTTCCTTATGTCAGGCTGATGTGGTTCGGCTACCGGACACGGTGTAGGTGATGACGCCATCAAGCGGCTGGCTTTGAGAGATATTTGTGCAGATATACGTAGCATTGCCGGTCTGCGTGCCAGCGATCGTGAACGTGCCGCCAATGCTGACGCCAGGAGCGTCAACGCACTCAAGCTCGATCGTCTGCTCAATCAGAGCCTTGCGGAACTTGCGTGACGTGTCGCCAAATTTGGTCACGTCAACGTCGGATGCAGAATTTGTGACAGTGGCGCTTCTGGCGTTAGCGACGCCCGTGATTGTCACGTCTTTACCAAGCGTGATCGTGAGAGAAGGAGCTGTTGGCATGTGTTGCCCTCGTGTGCGAGTGCCAGCGGTGCGGCTGGTTCGCCCACGGTATGGGCAGAGGTGCCTAAACTAGACCGGGTATGCCGTAGCTAGTTTCTGCCGAGCATGTTCCGCCACTTCTCGTTGGCCTTGCGGACTTCAGCATCCACTCGCTTTGATCCTGCCATGAACGGACGGGCCGGATATCGGGCCATGCGTGTGATGCTCGTCTTTTCCCAATTGCGGCTGAACCGAAATCCGCCGTTGCTCGTGACCCACTGCAGAGCACCGTATTGATACTGGTTTTTCTGTGGACCGCCGCTGCCTTTTTTGAACCGCCCCTTACTGTCTCTTCCGCCTCCTCCTGACTGATTCCGCAAATACGCATTTCTGGCAGCACCGACACCAATGCGATACGCCGTCTCTTTGACCACGCCGCCGAACTGGTGCAGCTGCGTCAGCCAAGGCTTTGTCTTTAGTGTTCCGATCACGGCAGTCACGCGAGCCGGATCGTAGAAATACATGATGTCCTTGTAGAACCACCTCTTTGGCGACCAAGACCTAATCGGTTGGCCTGCCGGGCGAGGTGTGCCAGATCCATATGCCGTAATGTCAAGGTAGAGTCCACCTGCGAACTCCACAGGCTTTCCGCGTCCCGCTCGCCGCTTTGCAGAACCGCTGATCTTCCCTTTGCCTCGGCCGATCCCTTGTTGTGCGGCTTGCCGAACGTCCCTCCCAAGCAGAGACAACGCCCTTGCGTTCATTTTGCCGATCATGCGACTGACGCGAGGCTTATCAAAGAAACTGCCCTTGATGCTGGCCCGCAGCTTGAGCCGCCCGAGCGTGTCTGCAGACATCTCACGGCGATTGCCACCAATCATGCCGGGGCGGATGAATGCCCGGCTCATGCCAGAAAGCATTGACGGCATAGCAGCCTCCTAAGCTGGAACGTAGTTCTGCTCGAACACGCGATACGTGACGATCACCATAGCTCGCCACACATTCCGCTCTGACAGAGCCTGGCCTGGGTTGTACTCAACGTCAACTTCCATAGGTGACGTGACACCCGTAGGAAAGCCAACGTCGCCCCATTGATGAGAACGCAGCCGCAGATTGATTTCCTCGGCAAAGTCCAGCATCACGTCAATGTCCGCCTCGGTGGCAACCTGCCTGCCAAGAAACACATGAAGCGAAAAATCAATTTGCCAATGCGTCCTGCTCGCTCGAGATACCTTCGTTTCCGCTGGCTGGATGATCACAACAGGAGTCGAAAACTCCTTCAGATCCGCCGAGACGAGGTTTTTCCGCTTGATCGTCGGCTGATCAGCAAGCGTGGAAAAATGCGTGGCAGCAAGGCCAGCAGAGAGACTATCAGCTATGCCGCGTAGTGTGCTGCTCATATTGCGTACACACTAACCCCCCCAATAAGTTCCTGGTCCCATTGTCCGCTGCCAGCGTTTGACACAATCGTAAACACG